TGTAAATTTATATTCAGGAACATTAATCCTTAAATCAGGACTACCTAATACTCCATAATTAGGATTTATTGTAAATTCTACTGCTGGTCTTTCAGGTCTAGGGTAGCTTGGTCCTTTAGCCCTACCATATTCTTGTGTTGTTCTTAGTGGCATGCCAGACTGTTGCCATTGTTGGAATGCTTCTTCTGTAGGGAAAGTTTGTTTTATTCTTTCTATTTCTTCTGGGGTGGGTAAAGCTGTTGCCATTTTAAGTTAGGGGAGTATGTAACTCCCCTACCTTTATTGTGAATATATTAAGCAGCACCTTCGGTACCGAATATTCCTCTCCAGTCAGTAAAACCGAAACTGTATCTTTCTCTAACTTTGTAGCGAACATTACCAGTTTCAAACTCACCTTCAATACCTTTTTTCAAGGCAGTTCTTTGGAACATTTTAAGTCCGTCAGGTACGTCTGTCTTAATAAAGAAACCATCACTATCAGACAATCTTCTCATTACATGAAACCCTTGTGGTAAGTAATTACCAGAGTTAATTGCATTGATGTCGTTGTCTGCTGTGCCAGTTCTTAGAGTAGACTCAAGTAATCTTTGAGCAGTAAAAATGTAAGCAGTAGGAATAATTAACATTGTTCCTTGTGCTGCGATTCTTAGTCCTCTGTCATCTTTCATATCAGCTATGTTAATTAACATAGTCTCAAGAGATGTCTCACTTAAATCTGCTGCGGTTGCTAATGTGTTACTTTGGTTACCAGCTCTAGTTGGATGACTAGTGCTTAATAAAGCAACACCATCTCCACCAGCAAAAGCTCCTGCTGTTGTGGCATTGTTTAAAATATTTGCAGCTTTGATTTCTTTAGTTGAAGCCATTGACCTAGCTAAAGCCTTAGTATACCTACCAGCGATTGAACCATACTGTCCATCTTCTTCTGCTTCTTCAGTGATACTAAAAGCTAATGCAATAGTTTCATGTTGATATCTAGCTGTAAATCCTTGACTCGCTGAGTCATAACTTACAGGTGCGCCTTCACCTTTTACAGGTGCATTACCGAATCCCTCAAGCAATACATCCTCTTCAAATGCCCTGTTAGAAGTATTTGATTCAAATACTTTTTGATACTCCTCAGGGTATCTTGCATACTCTAGCCCGAATAAGGTATTCAATCCTGGCTCTAGCATTTTAGCAAATTGTGCTCTATTCATTGCCATAATTTAATCTCCTATATTCCTGCTGTTGATTTAAGGATGTGCTCATTAATTAACACTTCCATAACTGCGTTTGCCCCAAATGCATTTTCTGGGGATTCATAAAGACCTATAATCTTACATGTTCTTGTTCCTGCTGCCATGCTTGAATTAAGTTCAAAAGCTGATTGTCCAGTAGTTGTTGAACCAGTTCCAGCTACTACCTCTGCATTTGAACCGATATCGGTTTGTGCTGGTGAGCCGTCTGATTGAACTTTAAAAACAATGTAAGGATCGTCATACACATAAGCTATAATATTTGTACCAGTTGTGCCTGATGGCCAGTACTCGCTATATTGATAAGAACCATCTGAAGCTGTATAAGACACTCCAGCAAATACACCAATATTATTTTCTTCACCAGCTGTGTGAGGTGTTATAACCCCATCAGCAGTTAGAATAACTAAATCACCATTAAAGATGTTTTCAGCTAATCCACTAGTAATAGTATATTTGTTTGTTCTTATAGGAGAACCAGACATGTGCCTAGATGGTACAAAACCAAATGGTGAATCTACGTTTGCCATATTTACCTCGCTATAAAAAAATTAAAAACTATTAGTCGTCCATGACTGATATGTCTCTGCCACGACTAACACTACTTTTTCTTGTCTCCTGAATCGGAATACCACCAGCTCTTTCTGCAGTTCGTAAATCACTGCTGATTGACATGTTTTGTTCTGTATCTTTTTCTTTGTAATAAGCCTTCATTTGTTTAAACTTTTCTTCTGGCATTTCACAAAGTATCATGCCTTCAA